GTCTGAAGATAGCGGACACACGCCCCCTGTCGAGGCGCCGAGAGATTACTTTCTGAGAGGTCAATCCCCACCACTTTGGAGGGATGAACCAACCGCCACTTATGCAGGTCATTTCCTCGCCCCACGGCGAGCTCCAGCAGCGTTGAGCCTTTCTTGACGTCCGTCTTGTAGAGTTGCTTTTTGAGGGTATTGTGAAACTCCAGGACGTCTTTCATCACGCGATCGCGAGCTTCCAACGTATCCTTGTAATACAGGGTATCCTCCGCCAGGTCATCGACCGGGGCTGTCGCGACCGTGCGGAGCATATCCTCTGTGATCGGAACGTGGATGTTCGTCCAGATATCCTCAGCCGTCCAGATGTCGTTCCCGTACTGAGGCTCCCCCTTCACACGATATTGGTAGGTCTTGTCATACCGCGTGCGAAGGATGGTCCAGCGATTGGTTGTCGTATCCCGGGAACACTCAATGATGGTGTTGTCTTCCACCCGCTTGCCTTCCAGGTCAACCGGAACCCCGGCGTCGTTGACAGGGACAAGGATCTCTGCCGCGTCGGGGGCCCGAGGCGTGGACGGCTGGAAGGGACTGGGAACACGCTCTGCGGGATTGTATTTGAGGTCTGGAGGAAGGTCGGGAGGTGTATATTCGCCCGTCAGCGTTTCGCAAGGATAGAGAATGTCCGTTCCCGGATTGCGGGCGACGTACAGCGTGCCCTTTCGCACCGGACGATCGAGAACGGGGTCGTAGGCATCCCCCGCCTTGAGCTTGACAAGAAAGTCGATTGAATTTTGCATCGGAGGTTTCCACTTGTACACGGTTGTCCACGTCGACCCCTTGCGCTCTGCCACAGGGCCCAAGGGGGACGCCCGCGGGGTGAAGATGAGCCCGTCCGTCGGATACTCGAATTTGGTATCCAGGAGCTGACGAATGGATGTCTCCATCGCAGGTCCATCGCCGGCCAGGAAGAGCTTGGTCTCAATTCGGAACGGGAGCTTCGAGAAGCCCACACTGAAGTCCTTCTTCAGGTCCTGGACGAAGAGACGCGCACAGCCCAGGCGCGACTTCATCGGGTCCTTCACAACATCCTCGTCCGTCGTCAGGAGCGGAAGACGGTCGACGCGCTTGGTCTTGTAAACGAACACATCGAAGATACAGAAGAGATTCCGGTCCGCGATATACTCGCCATCGACGACGTCGCCGAGATGCTTGTCATCCAGCGCCGTCAGACCCGTCCAGGTGAACGTGCCCTTGCGTGTCCAGCGAATGAGACGCCGGTCCCGCATGACCATGAGCATACAGCGCTCTCCGTCCGCCTTGTTCGTCACTGTATACCCCGAGAGAATGGACCCCGGACGACCCACCATCATGTGCCGACGACCCAGCGTCACCGGGTTCAGGAAGGGAATCTTCGAGGCGTCCGTCTCGAGCTTGTAGCGCTGAAGGTCCGACTCCGTGAGCAGGAAGGGACTCTGCTGGTAGGCTCCGACGAGGGCTTCGACGTGGGTCAGGAGAGACCGCACGACCACCGCCGGGTCCGCCGTCTTGTCCAAGACCTCCACCTCCAACTCATACGACGGGGTCTGCTTCAGAATGTCGGCGAGGGTCTTGGTCGCCTTCGTCTTCGACTTGACGAGCGAGAGGTCAATGCGCAGAATCCCGTCAGAGCTCGTCCAGGACTTCCGGCTCAGAATCCGAATGTGACTCGCAGGATCCGTCGGGCTTCCACTGAAATCCTTGCGCAGAGGCTCCTCGCGACGAAGCTTGACACGAAGCTTGAGGTCCGGAACATCGAGCGTATCCTGCTCGCCCGAAATCTCTGCATACGGCTTCTTTCGCTCCACGTCCAGAGGGACTCCCCGAAAGCTTCCCGTGGAGCACACCTTGAGAATCGATTCGGGCGTGCTCACCATCACCCGAAGCCCATCCGAATACGAGAAGGTCGCCCGATGGCTTTCGGTGGGACCGCCTGTGGTGAGGTCGGAAAGGGCTGCGATGACTCGATCGGCCTCATCCTTGGTCTGAAGCTGACCGGAGAGGACCTTCATCTCGAGTTCCGCTTTTGCGTCCGCCGAGGCTGTCTTCACCATCTTGGTGATTGCCTCACGTGCTGGCGCAGGAAGAAGGGACTCCATTGCTTATTCTATCGCTAGGTTCTCTTTAGTCCGTTTTTGTCTGCCGTGAAAGCGCTTTGCGTTCGAGGGTGTCGGCCTCCATCCGCTTGCGCTGGTCATGGTAAAACGACACCAGTCGGTCAAGCTCTTGGAGGCACTCCGGAGGGAGAGACTCTGACGACAAAAGAATTCCGGTTTGTGTCTTTGTGTAGGTCTCTGTATAGCGCTTGATGACATCAAAGAGCTGTGCATGTTCTTGCGGGTCAAGCCTGTCAATCCGTTCGCGAAGGGTCTCAAGCTGTGCCCGATTCATTCGCCTTTACACTCCCCTCTCCAGTTGGTTTCAGCCGTCTCCTCCGCGCAGCCTGGTCAGGAGCCTTTGTGCTCGCGACGTCCACCGTCACGACCTTCTTTCCATCGGCACCATCTGGTCCAACCGGGGCTGCGAGAAGCGGCTCAGAGGAGACAGGCGCAGCGTCCTCTGGCTTCGGGGCTTCGGGCTTGACAATTTCGCGAAGCTTTCCGAGGACGACGATACTTTCGTCCCCCTGCTGGAAACTCGACCCGATGACTTCGATCTCCACCTCCTGTCCCTCCGCCGCCTCTTCGAACTCTCCGACTCCAAGATGAAGGTCCCGTGGAAGGAGAATCTTCAGCGGAGGGAGGTCTGCGTGAAGGCCAATCTTGCTCTTGACAGACACGGGAGCGCGGAAGACCTGTCCGGGGTGCGGAAGACAGACGTCGGCCTGAAACTTGACAACATAATCCATCCCGCCCTGAATGAGGTTCATTCGTCCGAGCGAATGCTCGAGAACCGCAATGCTCCGTCGAAGCAGAAATCCCTCCGGGGCACATCGGCCTTCGTATTTGTGCCGAAGCTGTGCGAGGAGACTTGCTTCAATGTTTCGCTTGAGGTCCTTCGCGACGAGGTGCACATTTCGCACGAGCTCTCTGCGTTCCACAAGAGGGTCCATTGCCTGTCTCCTGTATCTTTACGCACGGTTCGTTTTCTTAAACTCTGCCACGAATCGCTTGCGAAGGACGGGGTCATCGTAGAGAACCGACAGCTCTTGCGGCGTGATCCAAACACATCCGTGTTCTTCGCGGGCGAGGAGCTCTGCGTAGGTTCGAATGTCAGGAACCGCATACTCCTTCTTCTTCGGATCGGGAGGAGGAACCGTCGTCATTCCGACTCCGGCCTTGTCAACATGCTTCGCGAAGGCCAGAAGGGTTTCCTTATCATTGGCGCCCGTCCCAGCCGTTGTGGGTCCGAACGTCTTGGCATCCGACTTGTAATAGCGCACGACCTCAGAGTCCGAGACCCGCTTCAGATTGCTGATGGTCAGAAGCCCAGATTGGTTGACCGATGCGAAGATAGACCCTTTGGCGATGATGTCCGAGAACTTCGTTGCGAGGGCCTCTTTCCACTCCTGCACCCGCGTGGCGTCTTCTGCAACGGGTGTTTCGTCGGGGTCGTATCGGTCGTGTCCGAGGACGAGAATGTCCGTCCCAGGCACGCGAAGCCGGTCCCCGGCCTCCGGAGTTGCGCGAAGATACGCCCGCTTCTCTGCATCCGTCAGCGCATGGTCGAAGACATAGGCATCGAGGATGTCCTGGGAGAACCGCGTGAGAGCATCTCCCGGAAGCGTGAGCTCTGCGCGCTTTGTCGCCAAGAGGTCCGGGGCAATGTCGACCTCCGCCACAGAGGCCTTTGAGACAACGGGAAGGTCCTTTCGCCCCCGCGGGACCCGCTTCATTGTGCGGTCGACGAGCGTTCCACTCTGGGCGTCGAGCGGTGTCAGTGCATAGAGCTCTCCCTTGGATTCGAGAATCGACGGACGGTTGAAGGCGTCTCGGAACCGAACCCCCGAGTCAATCGCTTGTTGGAGGGTATACAGGCTGACCTCGCGGGTATACGGAGCCAATGCGGTCAAGAGCTGGTCTTTGTCCCAGATGGGTTTCTCGAGGAGAAGACGACCGAGTTTCTCGAGCAGCTCATCGCGCACATCCAGAATCGCAGACAGGGGGCGCTCGTGATCGGTGTCTGGGGTGCTCGGATGCGTGACAATACATTCGCTCGCCTCGCCATTCAGGAACGACGGCGCAAGCATGGCACCCAGAGGATACGTCACTGTCTTTCGCCCCTCGGACTGCTGTTGCGAGACGGGAAGGGCCTTCCAGTCCTCGGGCAAGTCAGCCTGCAGGGGACAGTCCATCGCACCCCGCTCGAGCAAGAGACGGACGCGCGCAATCTTCTCCGCCTTGGGCTCCACCTTCGTGCGATACGTATACGCATCGTAGCACTCCTTTCCACCTGGCGTCCGGACTGTGTGGAGGTAGACCGTGCAGTTCTGCTTCTCGGACTCCAAGAGTGTATGGCTACACGTGCGAAGGCTTCGTCCAATGACCTGCTCAATCCGACTCATGTTCCACCAGGGATCCAGAATATGCGTCTGGCGAACACACCGGAAGTCCACACCCTCCGCAACCAGCGGACTGGAGATAATCACGCGAATCTTCGAGCCATCCCGATTCTGTTCATTCCGCGCCTGCCCGACGAGCTTGGCAATCGCCTTCTCATTCTTCAGCGACGTCAACAGCGCGTAGGTTCCCTTCTGCGGACCCTTGTAGGCCGGGTTCACAAGCAGGGCCGGGCCAGACGAGGGACCATACCCGTGCTCTTCAAGCGCCATCGCAAAGAGGACGGCACCCATCGTCACAAAGTTCGAATAGACGAAGGTGATTCCCTCTCCGGCTTCGAGACTCTGGATCACACGCGCGAACTTCGCGGAGTGCTCTGCGAGTTTCTCCGGGCCAAGGAACGCCTCTCCCGTATACGCGAATTGCTCACCGCGACGCGTGAAGGTCGCTTCGAAGTCCGCATTTCCCGGGAGCACGGCAATCGTCGGTTGCATCAGGAGCGTGCGCTTCTTGTCGTCATCCTTTCGACGCTCCTTCTGAAGAACCTGGGCCTGAATCCCCTTTGCCATCGTATCGACAACCGTGAGATACCGGAGAGGCGCGATCCCGTCCTCTCCCGTCCAGGTCTTCGTCAGCGGAGGAGACACGGACGCAGGAGGAGGGAGGCGGAACGGAAACGTAAAGGGGTTCTCGCCCTTGACGTAGGAGACATAGTCCTGGCAATACCCCAAGAAGGTCGTCCGAGGCTCGCCTTCCTTGAGGTTCGCATTCGCATCAAAAAAGTCCGATGCCATCAGCGTCTTCGTCAGAGGCTGACGACGCTCGTTCCAGAGGAACAGATTGAAATACAGGAAGATCTCCTCGTAGGACTCATACATCGGAGTCGCCGTCAGAAGGACAAGGACCAACCCATTCGCAATCTTCACAATCTTCTCCAAGGCCTTGGTGATTCCCTTCTCCGTCTTCACGTCTTCCGTCGGTCGAATGTTGTGCGCTTCATCGAGGATGAGAATCCGATTGTCGAAGGTCTCGTTGACCCACGCATTGAACTTGGCTTTGCCCAGCGTTTCCATCTCGTTGATTCGGTTGCCGAAGGTCGCGTAGGCCGTGAAGTCGTAGAACTCGTCGATGATCTTGTCCGCCGTCCGCTCGAGCTTGTCACGAACGTCCGGATTCGCCCAGTTCTTGGGGTCCTGTTCAATCCGCTGAAGCATCTCGAGGTAGCGACGACCCGTGCACTGCTTGGATTCCAGAAGCCCCGCATCGGTCACCTTCACGCGGGACATGTCGAAGAGCTGGTCGCGGAAGTTCTCCTGGACAGCCGCTGACGCCACAATCATGACCTTCCGGTCCTGGAACTCGGGGCGGAGGATATACTCTTCCGCGACCTGAATGGCCGTGCAGGTCTTGCCCGTTCCCGTTCCGTGGACGACAAGGGCACTCCGCGTGGGAGAGTCCGGAGACAGAACACGACGAAGGAACCGCTGATGGGACTGAAGGGTAAAGCTTGCCTGGGTGGAAGAGCATGCCTTGCTGCGAAGGTCCCACAAGGCGTCTTCCGAGGCTGGCGGAAAGGACGTCGGAGTGAGCTCCGCAAGCTCGGGGTGCGTGAGATTCACCATTACTCTCTAGTCCGAAACTCTCCACGAGGTCTCGACACACCAGAGCGTGTTGTCGTTCTGGTCGGTCCACTCAATCTGCGAGACAATCTTGCCCGAAACCCCGGATGGAAAGATGGACGACGAGGTCTCGTTGTAGACAACATTCGCCTCCTTCGGACAGGCCGTCTGGGTGCAGAGCTCGTCGACCGTCGGTGAAAAGGGGATTCCATTCAGGGTCACGGTGTAGATGGCGTTTCCGGCAGTCACGGGTTCGGGGAGTGTATAGGCCACCCACAGCGTGACATTGTCCCCGGGGACTGGAGCCGCGGGCTGACTGTCGAATCCCAGAAGCGTCGCCGTCCCCGTGCCACAGGACTTGATGGTCCCCAGTCCAATGGCTGTCTTGAAGATACGGGTAAGCATTTAGGTCTCATCGGCGTCTTCGACGTAAATGCAGTCCGAGTTCGAGGAAGGTCTCGAGGTCCTGGGTGCGAATGCGATGGTGGCCTACAAGTTCTTCAGCCTCTTTCGCGCCAAGGGAACGGAGATCTCCTATGGTAAACTGTTCACGCACAAGAGTGTCGACCCCGAGGTCGTGGACGACATTCGCGCGTGGCTCAAAGCCCAAAAGGAGTGGCTTCGAACGCGTCCCGCAAAGCGAGACATTGAACTTCGGATGTGGTGGCTCGTTCAGAAGGTGACCGAGCTTGGACTCTTTGATGCACTGGGACAACGGCATATTCTCTTTTGGTATGACTCATGCACGGATGCGCTTGCGTAGGGTCTTCCGTGCCTTGCGACGACGGCGCGTCGTTCGATGACGCTTGCCTCCCTCGCGCTCTCCGGTCTTTCTGAAGCGAGCAATGTCGCTTGCAATCGCATCAATCAGTGAACTGGCCGCCTTCATTCGGTTCGCAAACAGGATTCGAAGCGAAGCCAACAGCTCGGGTTCAATATCTTCCAGCGCAGCATCGTCATCGTTTGGATGGGACCTGTAGGCCTCAACAAGGTCATCGAAGACAGAGCCCAGGGCGGATTGGACGTCGGCGAGCTCGGACACTTTAAACTGTTTTGCCCTCCGCTCAACGATAGCCTGGAGGGTCGTCATCGTATACGTGGCCTCTTCCTCCGGAGTCGGCGGTGGAGGTTCGGGCACTTCGGGGGCCGCACGGGTTCGTTCGCTCATCCGGCGATTGCAGAGGGTTGGATCCACTGTCGGTTGAGGGCCGAACAACGACCGACTTAGACTGACGCTCCCCTTTCGACGAGTTTCTTCTGTGACAATCGTCTGGAGCGCATTCGCAAGGTCACACTGAAGAAGCGTGGGCGCGGGGTTCGTCCGGCTGACGAGGCCTGTCGCAATGGGGTAGAGAGCTTGCATGACGCCATAGTAGAACGCGCGCAGGAACTCAAAGTTGGACGTCAGCGAGACTCCTCCTGCATACAGGGTTTCGAGGACGCGGGCGATGAGGTCTGAGGTAACATACGGGGTCACATCCACACCCGACCGTGCAAACCTCGCCCCGAGGAAGGCTGGAAATTGATGGGGAGAGATGAGCGGGAACGTATTCGTTGCGTCCTGAAGAAACGCCTGGAGGACTTTCTTATACGCCTCGTGCGCAGGGCCCTTTGCTTGATACCAGCTGTCATGAATCTCGCGAAGTTTGTCCGGAAGCGCATTGGGATCGGCGAGAAGCGTGGCACGAACGAGGGTTGAAAGTCCCTCGACCCCCGGATCCGTCATTGCAGGCTGTGAGTTGACGTGATCGACGATAGGCTTCACGACCGCCAGAATTGGACCGACGCGGTCGCCTTTTCCTTTGGCGGTCACCGCCTTGACAATCTCCGCCATCAGAGGACGTGTATCGCCAGCATTGATGTTGTCTTGTGCGCGGGCTGCAATGTCGTTGAGAATGTCACGGATGCGGTCAGTGTCCGCAACAATGGAGGCCCCGACAGGCGAGACAAAACTTTTCATGGACTTGGCCTGGTTGCAGACGCGATGCGCGTAGTCATACTCAATCTGCACAGCGGTTTCTGCCCATTTGTCGCCCGGAGGGCGCGTCGTCATGAAAATCTCGAGATACCAGCGAGCCTGTGTGAGGGGAAGAATGTGCTCGCATTCCGGATAGAGTTCATCCGACGGTCCTTTGGACGACTTCGGTGGAATTGGAAGTCCACAGATGTAACAAGGCATGCCCGCCTTGAAGCCGTGTCCTGTCCGCTCGCACTGGGTTGTCGCGCCCGTCGGTTCAAAAATTCCCCGATACGATTTTGAGACCGTCTTCATCCGGTCCGCAAGCTCCTTTCCAAACACCTGATAGGACATATCTTTCGATCCCGCCAACTCTTCGTCCCCCATTACTACCAAGCCATCAGAATATCCTCGAGGCGACATTCGCCAGGCTCCAGCTTCTCGAGGCGCGCGTTCACCTGGTCCAGCGTATCGTCCTCCGGCTCGATGTCGGGTCCATCCGGAAGCTTCGTCTCATCGATGAGGATGTCGACGAAGCCGGTTCCACAGGGAGGCTTCTGTCCGAACATGATGTTCGCAGAGACTCCCCGCATGCTATCGCGGTCCGCCCAGGTTCCAGCCTCCACCATGGTCTTGCTGACCTCCTCGAACGAGGACTTCGCAAGCACCCCCGTCTCATTCTTCTTCATGCCGAACCGGTTGACCGGGACGATACGACCGCCGAAGGTCATCGTGTCCACCAGCACCGCAAGGTGGTGGAAGTTCACCTTCTCGGAGCTGAAGACCTCGTTGATTTCCTCGTAGAGCGAGAGTCGCGCGGCCTCAATGCCCAGAACCTCGTTGACCTCGTGGATGTCATTCGAGAAGGTGCGCGTCGGATCTACGCCCTCGACCACCGCAAGCTCATAGAGGTTCGTGCCCTCGACGTCGAGGACATACTGCTCGACAGGCGCATAGCCCGCAAGCTCCTCCGAGTAGACCACCTCATTCTTCACCGACCGCAAGTGGACACGTCCGATGCCCGTGACACCCGTGAGCTTCGTGTCGAGAATCTTGTCCTCGAGGAAGCGGAGCTGAAGCGGGTTCTTCACCGCCACAGGGTCGAAGGCAATGCGCAGGACCAGGTTCTTCGCAGCCGCATCGCTGTGCTTGCACTCCACAATCTTCAGCGACGGGTCGTCGTGGATGGCGCTCTGAATCTTCGTCAGGTCCATCGTGTCGCGCGCACCCATCTCCAGGTCATTGAGCTCGAGACGCAGAATCCACGGGCTGGTGCTACACGCATTCGCGGGATCCAGACTGAACCGCTCGTAGGCCTCCAGAAGCTCCTTGTCCTCCTCGATGACCGTCGACGAAGACAGCGGGTAGGGGTCGTAGAAGAGCTTCACGCGCTTCGTGATATCCCGCAGGGTCGTCTTCTGGATGGTCTGCATGAGCTTGATGGCATCATTCTGACTGCCCTGGAGGTCCTTCCGCAGGTAGACGGTGTTGCTCGGACGCTTCGGATTCGTCGTCGCATCCAGAAGCTCGTTGATACGCGGGACACCGGACGTCGCATTCGCCTTGGCCGTGCCCGCAGAGTGGAAGGTGTTCAGCGTGAGCTGGGTCGTCGGCTCGCCGATGGACTGCGCTGCGAGGGCGCCCACCATCTCGCCCGCATGGACCTGTGCCTTGAGATAGCGGAACCGGATGTCCCGCATCAGCTCGTCGAACATATCCTGCGACAGGCGATGAACGACAATCGCCTTGCGTGGCGCAAGATAGAACCGGAGCAGGCAGTGGAAGACCTTGTTCTCTGGGAACTCCTTGACGAAGGCCGTGATCGCCCCCGCAACATGCTCGGGCGTCAGGTCCGTCTTCGTGGAGTAGGGATTCGAGTATTTCGAGAGAAGACGCTTGAGGTGAACCGGCGCCTGGAGCGTATCACTCTTGCGGTAGCGGAAGACACTCCGCACGAGCATCTCGCGGTCGGCCAGAAGCTCGGGGAGAAGGTCCGGAATCTCGCCCTCGACCGGCGTCGAGACGAACCGACCGACCTCGTCCGCAGAGAGCGCGAACTCCCGGTAGACGGCCTCCAGTGGCATCAGAGCGAGGTCGCAGGGCTGTCCCTCCACGGAGACACAGTCGATTCCGTCATCGCCATAGTGGAACTGGATGATGCTTCCCGTCACATTCCGGACCGTGCCGTCATACTCCACGTGCTGGTCCTCCATCGTCTTCATGAGTCGGCGCTGGATATAGCCCGTATCGGAGGTCTTGACGGCGGTATCAATGAGACCCTCACGACCTGCCATCGCGTGGAAGAAGAACTCCGCAGGCATGAGACCGTCGACGAAGCTGTGCTGGACGAAGCCGCGCGACTCCACGCCATCGTCATAGCGCGTGAAGTGGGGCAGAGTCCGGTCCTGGAGCGTATACTGAACCCGCTTGCCCTCGATGAGCTGCTGACCGAGTGCCGCCACCATCTGCGTGATGTTCTGGTCGCCTCCCTTGGACCCCGAGTCCACCATCTGGACAATCCGGTTGACCGCCTCGTCCTTCTTCACCTTCTTCAGGCTGTCAATCACTTCCTTGTTAATCTTCGCAGCGACATCCTTGGTCGCACTCAGAATGTCATCCTCGAGCTTCTCGCCGTCGGAGATGCCCGAGACGTTCTTGTAGTGACCACTGTGGACATTCGCGAGAATCTCCGCGACCGCCTCACGTCCCTCCTTGATCTTCGCATTCACGAACGCCATCGTCTCCGCGTTCGCGATGAGGTCCGAGGTTCCCACGCTGAAGCCGGTGTAGAGGTTGAACTGCGTGACGATGGCCTGGATATCGTTGATGAGCTGACCCGCACGCTGCGGGCTGAAGTCGTTGTAGAGGACGTGGACGAGACTGGACGTCGCAGACTTCTTCAGGACACCCTTGACGAGCGTCCCGTTCTCGAGCACGATGCCTCCTCCCTCGTAATTCATCGGAGGGAACGCCGCCGAGATGAGCTCTGCACCCGTCCACGGGGCATTCTTGCGAACGAAGGGACGCTTGATGCGCGCGAGGATGTTCATCGCAATCGGCTCCGGAACCGTCACGTTCGACTGCGAGATGCGGTAGGCGCCCGTCATCGTGTCCTGGAAGAGCTGAATGATGGGGCTGTTCGTGCGCGGGCTGATGATGTTCCGGAGCACCGTCGCAAGGAACCGAAGCTCCGTCGCCGCAGAGATGCTCTGGGGCACGTGCATGTTCATCTCATCGCCGTCGAAGTCAGCGTTGTAGGGGCGGGTCGCAGAGACGTTCAGGCGGAAGGTGCTTCCGGGGAGAACACGCACGCGGTGGGCCTCCATCGAGGCCTTGTGAAGCGACGGCTGACGGTTGAAGAGGACGATGTCGCCGTCAATGAGATGCCGGTGGACGATATCTCCCTCGCGCAGGTCAATCGTCTCCGGGTTGACATACCCGAGACGGAAGTTCTTCTGCTCACGCTTGAGGTAGACATCCTTCGCACCCGGATACTTGGTCGCCCCGTTGCGAACGTAGCCCAGAAGACGCTCGCGGTTGTAGACGTTGACCGTCTCCGGGAACGTGAGATTCGTCGCAATCTCTTCGGGAACCCCGAGCTCGTCCAGCTCGATGGTCGCATCCGGAGTGATGACCGTGCGCGCCGAGAAGTCGACACGCTTCCCCATGAGGTTGCCGCGCACACGACCGGTCTTCGCTCCGAAGCGAGACTTCAGGGTCTTCAGAGGACGCCCAGACCGCTGCTGGGTCGGAGGCATGCCCTTGATGTCGTTGTCGACGTAGGTCGCGACAGCATACTGAAGGAGTGCCGTGAGCTTGTCAATCATGTCCGCACTGCTGTTCTTCTCGATCTCGGAGCGCACGCGGTCGTTCGCGCGAATGATGGTGATGAGCTGGTGCGTCAGGTCATCCTCCATGCGCTGGTGGTCATCCATCACGACCGAGGGGCGAACCGTCAGAGGCGGAACGGCGAGCACCGTGCAAATCATCCACTCCGGGCGAGCGAACTTCGGATTGAATCCCAGCTCGGTGCAGTCGTCGTCGGTGAGTCGCTCAAAGGCACGAAGGATGAGCTCCGGCTGGAGTGGAGTAGGAGGCACGGGAGGCTGTCCCTTGGGCGCGGAAAGAATCCCCTCAAGACTCGCCGCCTTTCCCACGACCTTTGCGACCTTGGTGAACGTGGGGGAGGAGCAGGCAGGACACGTAGAGGGATGGTCATCATTCTCCCGATGCCACTTGAAGCGTGCTCCACCTGTGACATCCTCTGGCGCAGGCTCCGGGGAAAGACGCTTTGAGCAGGTGAGGCAGATGAGGTTGCAGAGCTTCTCGATGGTGTCAAAGAACTGATAGAGATAGACAGGCCGAGCGAGTGCAATGTGTCCAAAGTGACCGGGGCACAGCTGGTTCGTCTGCTTACAGGTCGGACAGACCTTGCCATTTTCAATGACTCCGAAGCGTGCGTCAAAGACACCATTCGGGACAGGCTTCTCGCTCTGGTAGGTCTTGTCCGTGGTGACCTCGACAACCGACCGCTTGCGGATGTCCTCGGGGTTCGCAATGCCAAACTGAACGCTGACGATGGTGTCCCCCATTCTTGTTGTCCCTTACCCTCTTGTGTAGATTCTTCCGTTTTCTCGTTGTCCGAAGAAGCAATGAAGTCCGTCGCAGATTGGATTCGCGAGCGAACGCCCGGGTGGACGGACGACGACCGCTATCGACTTGTCTCGCGTATCCACTCTTGGGGGCCGCCGATCTGTCTTGTGCTCTTTGTCTTCACCGAGAACATTGCTCTGCGGTTTTTCACCCTCTGCCTCCTTGTCCTCACGCTCGTCTCTGAATTCGTCCTTCGGGACTGTGTCGTAACGATGGTCGAACGCGAGTTTTCGGACTCGACCTGGGACGATCTCTTTCAGTGGGGCTTTCGTCAATCCGGATGGGACCTGACGCGTCCCGAAAAGATGGCGCTGAACATTGGGCTGAACTCTGGATTCTTGATTCTGAGTCTTCTCATGCTTCTCCGGCAGAGCGTTCTCTGGCTGGCTTGGTTTCCCGTTAGCGCTCTCCCAGCTCTAGGGTTACTCTCCACAGCTCTTCCTCACTTAGATACCGCTGGACCGCTTCGGAGTCAAATCCCTTCGCCTCCAGTTTCGCCATGAGCTTGTCGAAGTCCTCTCCCCGCTTCTGCACGAAGAGATTCCACTGCCGAATCGGCGTGACCTGGATGTAGTCCACAATCGCCATGGCCAGAAGCTCGGAGTCCCGACGCTCAATCCCATAGGCGCGCTCGCTGTCCTTGAAGGCGCGCACAAGCTGGGCCCAGTGATCCATCAGAAGACTCGGCATTTATCTCGGAAGCACAAAATCCTCCAAGCCTTTTAAATCCATCGCGGTTCGTTTGGGAGACCGCTGGAGCGCTTCGAGTTGCCGCTGAAGCCCGTTGGGATACGTCGGGGATGGCTTGGGACGCCGTGGCGGGATGTAGGTCAGCATGAGCGTGAAGACTTCGAGGGGAAGCCGATCGTAGGCTCGGTCCAAAAACACGAGCTCTTCGATTCGGTTCATCTCCTGTTCCCTCTCCTGAAATTACGCGTTGCTCAGCACGATGTAGCGGACCGTATACGTGAGCGCGTCTCCGTTTGTCACGTCGGTGACGTATGAAACGACATTCGCGTCCCAGGTGGTTGACGACGTTTGTCTCACAGACAGGTCGCGAAGGGCTGCGTTTGCGCGTGTGATGGGGACTTCGACGCCCATGAGAACGGGGAACTGCGTCACCTGAAAGGGATACGACAGAGACAGTGTGAAGGTAGCCGTATCCCCGACTCGGAACCCGGTTTGGGTGTCTGTCTGGAGTTGCTCGGAGGTTCCTTGGAGACGAATTCCTCCCACCGGGCCGGTTTGCCCTGTCCACCCCGTCGACCCTGTCACGGTGGGTCCGGTTCCTCCCGTGGCTCCCGTGGGTCCGGTCCAGCCTGTCGGACCTGTCGCTCCCGTCGGCCCCGTGTTCCCCGTGGGCCCTGTCTGTCCTGTCGGTCCTGTCGCGCCTGTCGATCCGGTCGGCCCTGTGTCCCCCGTGGGCCCCGCTGTCCCTGTCACTCCCGTCGACCCCGTGGGCCCCTGGGCACCCGTTCCCATGAGACCCGTGGGCCCACTCGCTCCCAATTGACCGAGCATTCCCGTTCCTCCCGTGGGCCCCGAGAACCCGGTCCATCCAAGGAGTCCTTTGGGACCTGTGACGCCCGTGGGCCCAACCGGTCCCGTCACCGAATTCGGAGCTCCACTTGGACCAATGTGTCCCGTTTGCCCAGTTGGACCCGTCGCACCCGTCGCTCCCGCAGTTCCCTGGGGGCCAGAAGACCCTCGCAGTCCTTGAATTCCCGTGGGTCCGGTCGGACCCGTGGGCCCTGTTCGACCCGTCGGACCCGTGGCCCCCGTGGACGCCGTTGCGCCCGTCGGACCTTGCCGCCCCGTGGGTCCCGTTGACCCTATCGGACCTGTGGCTCCAGTTGGATCGCGCGAGCCCGTGGGTCCACTTTGTCCCGCAGCCGTGGAGGGAACCGCAGGTCCCACAAGCCCTGTCGCACCTTGGGGTCCTGTGGCCCCCGTCAGGCCTGTCCACCCCGATGTCGGTCCCGTTGCACCGGTTGCGCCCGTCGGTCCCGTGGCGCCCGTGGGTCCAATCCCCGTTCCCGGCCGTCCAGTTGCGCCAGAGGGTCCGAGGTAGGATCCTCCCAGTGGACCGACACTTCCTGTGGGTCCTTGGTCCTGACATCCAAGGACAACATACGTACACGACTCTCGCCGAGGCGAATACGAGGGCAACATTCCCTTTATGCCGTATACGTATAATAAACCCGAACCGTTGCACTCTGGTTCGACGTATTGACCGTGTCTGCGACGGTCGCAGAGGCATTCCAGACTCCACCCCCCGTTCGGTAGACATAACAGGCCAGAATCGCAGGAGACCCCGACGTCGCGACCACGTCAACCCCTCCAAACCAGAGAATCTTCGAGGTTGGAATGGTCGTTGATACGGTCTGTGTCTCCGGGACAGAGAGCTGGAATGCGGTAAAGGAAAGGTCTGCGGTTCCGGAGAGAATCGTCGTCACGGGACCCGTGGATCCGGTCGGGCCTGTGGTCCCCGTCGGCCCCGTTTCTCCTGTCGGGCCCGTGGGTCCTGTGGGACCTGTGTTCCCTGTCGGTCCTGTGGGTCCTGTGTTCCCCGTCGGTCCTGTGGGTCCCGTGGGTCCGGTGGGCCCTGTGGGCCCGGTGTTCCCTGTCGACCCGGCGGGTCCCGTGGTCCCTGTCGCGCCTGTCGGCCCTGTCGGACCTGCAGTTCCCTGAACGCCCGTTGCACCCGTCGGACCCGTGACTCCAAGAGGGCCCGTGGGTCCCGTCGGTCCCGTAGGACCGGTTGGACCGAGACTGCCTGGAACTCCAGTCGGTCCTGTGTCTCCGCGAACTCCACGGTCTCCAATCGCTCCAAGGGGTCCCGTGGGTCCTTGCGTTCCCGCATTTCCAGTCGCTCCCGTCGGCCCGGTCGCACCCGCGGTTCCCTGAAGTCCAGTCGCGCCTGTCGCACCTGTCGGTCCCGTGGCTCCTGTGGGTCCGGTATTCCCTGTCGGCCCCGTGTTTCCTGTCGCCCCCGTGGGTCCTGTGGCCCCCGTGAGCGTTGCTGTCCCTGCGAGACCTGTGGCTCCCGTCGGTCCTGTCCATCCGGTCGGACCTGTGGCTCCTGTATTGGTCGCAGTTCCGGGGAGTCCGGTCGGACCCGTTGGACCCGTGGCCCCCGTGAGTCCAGTTGGACCCGTGGGCCCTGCCGTTCCCGGGGGGCCGGTAGGTCCCGTCGCGCCTGTCGGTCCCGTCCATCCCGTGGGGCCGGTGAGGCCCGCAGTTCCCTGAGGACCCGTGGGTCCCGTTGCACCCGTCGGTCCCGTGGGTCCCGTTGTGCCGGTGGGTCCTGTCGCACCCGTCGCACCGGTTGCGCCCGCGGGTCCGAAACAAGGAGCTGGGGCACAATACTGAAGCCCAACGCCCGGTGTATAGGTCGTCAGCATCTCTCTTGGTAGTTTCGCTTCAAAGTTTTATGGCGGGAAGAACAAATGGACGCGTCAGGTGAAGTCGTCGATGTGTCAGGTGAAGTCGTCGATGTGTCAGGTGAAGTCGTCGATGTGTCTGGGGGTGTGATTACACCCGAGATGCTGGGACCCGCTGTGGTTCCGACCCCTCCTCCTCCGATCACGCTTGCCGATATTCTTGCTGCGACGGAACTTGTCACCCAGAAGGAAACGCAGGACCGGAATGCCCTGGAGTCGATCGCCACGATTTCGTTCGAAACCCTGAAGACGACTCTGATTCAGTGGGCGAAGGCGGGCTTCCCCAATGCGTCTACGATTTATGTGGTTGCGATTGCGCCTCCCGAGACCTGCAGTGACGGTATCAAGCGTGGTCTCACGGACTATATTTCATTCCTGACCGGCAAGACAATGACCGAGCTCATTGCGCCGCTGCAGGCGCGGTGCCCCGATTTCGTGCTGTCCTATGCCACGACCGGTCCGGAGATTCTGGTGGTGGTGTCTAGGGCTTGAAGCCTCGGTAGGGATGGTACGTCGGTCCCGGGAGGTTCGCGGAGAGCCCCCATTTCCACGCGAGGTAGCCTTCGATTTGCTGGCGTTGGGTTGATGTGAGAACGGTATTGTAGATGACTATCTCGTTAATTGTCCCCTGGTAGTAGTCTCCAAGAACGCCCGTCCCAATGTTTGTCGTTCCGGTTCCCGAGAAAGAAAAGGAGTCTATCGTTGATGAGGTTCCTCCATTCAATGTCGTCTGTCCGTTGGATCCCGTGAAGAATCCGCTCGCGAGAAACGGCACATTTGATTGAACACCTCCCGTATATGCGTATCCCGCGACACCCCACTTGTCCCATTTGATAGTATTTGACCCTCCAGTGGGAAGAATGTTGAAGTTTCGACCGTTCGTCGCACTCGTTCCGATGATACAATAGTTTCGGGACGCCGACCCCGTCCACGTCGCGACACAGAAGAATGTTTCTGCAGTTGGGACTGCGGAATACGTGGTCGCGAGGTAGGTATTCGCTCCGTTGAAGACCACGCCCGAGTTCGAGAACGTAGGACTTACACCTCCCGTCGCATTCCGCCCGTTCCCACTTTTGTCGTTCCATTGCGTGACGTTGCTTCCCGAGAGGGTCAGTGTCGTCGCATCCGCCGCGTCCAACCACAGGGCACACCCTGGAATGGAGGTCGGGAGATTGAGCCACGGCCCATACTTGTAGGGATGCGCCGTTCCTCCCAAGACAGCCGTAAGCCCCCACTTCTGCGCGAGATAGCCTTCAATGCGCTGACGCTGGGAGGGTGTCATATCTGTATTGTAGAGCAACACCTCACTGACACTTCCTGGCCAATACGAGAAAATCCCGGCGCCTCCATTGTCCGTGTTTCCAACATCACGACCAATCGCATACGCAGACGTGCCGAAAGAGCCCCCAGACCCAGTCGACGCGCCCGACGTTCCGTTCAGATAGAGTTGCGCAGTCGACCCATTGTATTGCTGAACAAAGAGGAAGGGTGTGTTGTTTGCAGGGACGACATAGTTTGTTGCTCCATTTCGATAGCCACCCACGTTACTCGTATTGGCCTCTCGCAAGATGACCGCAGCATACGCAGACGAGTTGAAGTCGTTTGCGCTGGTGGATCCAATACTCAGAAGCCTCCAGTAAAAGTTGCTAATTCCGCCCGCGAAGTTCACGGATGCAACGACGAATGCGGTAAGGGTGGAGGTTGCGTTACTATAGGGTCCAATAAGTGCGGTCGAGGACCCGTTCAGGAGAATCTGGTTTGAGCTCCAAACTGGCGATCCTAAGACGGACGACGTGTTGTACCCGTTTCCGCTCTTGTCCAACCACTGCGTGACGTTGCTTCCGGAGAGGGCCACTGTCGTCCGATCCGCTGCATCCAACCACAAGGCGCATCCTGAAATCTGCGTCGGAACAAAGGCCGGGGTCAAGGCGCGCCCGATCCGCCCATAATTGGAGCTTACCCCTGGAAGCACGGAGGGAATCCCCCACTTCCAGGCCAGGTACCCCATCATCGCTTGGACTTGGGCCGTCGTATGCGTGCCCGTGAACATCAAGAGCTCGCAAATGTGTCCACGATAGCCGTCGCCCTTTGACAAGACAATCCCACTGAACCCCTGGGACCCGGGGTTGCCCGTTGTCGTGGTTCCGTTCAGGACAATGGAGGAGTTCGACCCATTGAACGTGGCACAGAAGACGTGCGGGGACAAGCACTCTGAATTGTTCGTCGAGACAACGTCTGCGCTGCCCGCAAAGATGAGAACACCGGAGTTCATCGCCACGCGACTTGACGAGTTGATGGAGTCAAAGAGATAGGCGCTGCCCCACGTATTGAGAGACTGACCCGCAAAATAGACCGTAATCGGCTGCTGAATGGCGAACGATGTGTTGCTTCCGAGACCCGCCCCGACGCTGTAAAAGGAGGGGTAGATACCATTGAACTTCGTGGAGTTCAGCGTGATGTTTGCCGCCGATCCGAGCGCCCACGCATTGGAGCTCTTGTCGATCACTGCCGTGACGTTGGAGCCCGAGAGCGTATAGGCGTTGGAGTCCGCCGCATCCAGCCAGAGCTGGAGGTTCGGAAGATAAGCCGCCGGTGTTCCAATCGCGGGAGGACCATACCGATAGGGATGCGCAGATCCTCCCATGCTTCCACGCAGTCCCCACTTCTGTGCGAGGTAGTTCTCAATTTGCCGACGCTGACCCGTTCCGATGGTGGAGAGGTCATACACAATCAACTCAGCGAGGTCGAATGCCGCACTGTCGGTGCGCCCAGCTGCAGACCGCATGCCGATCTGGTACGTCTGTGCGGAGTTCAAGAGGGTATTCGATGGATTGGCATACGTATACCGCGTATCGATCGGGAGACTGACTCCATTGGACCACCCTCCTCCATTCCCAAAGAGAGTCGCTAGGGTTGCGCTAAGGAAAGGATTGGACGACGACGACCCGCCGTAATCGCGACTCATCACACCAACCCCACCGCCCGCGACTCCAAGGGCATAGTAGGAGACCGGACCGTTGAAGATCGGATAAAACCCCTCATTGGAACTGTTCCATCCTCCATCGTCGCCGACGCGACTCCACGTGAAATAAACGGACCCGGACAGTGATTTGGTCTCGGTTGCGCGGAAGACAAAGAACACACACGACTGACTTTGCGTCAGCGTTACGTTCGAGACGTTCAGAGAGGTTGACCCTGCAATGCTGAGGACCGGAAGACCGTTCACCGAAGAGGATACTGTAACCGTTCCTGACCCCGCGGTTGCATTCCTCCCGTTGCCGCTCTTATCGTTCCACTGCGTGACATTGCTTCCCGACAGCGTCAACGTTGTCGCATCCGCAGCATCTAGCCACACTGCGAGTCCATCCACGTCGAGCGGAGAGAACGACCGCATCGGAATGATCGCTGACGAATAGGGTGTCGTCGGCGACGGTAGGCGTCCATTCAGACCCCATTTGTTCGCGAGATAGCCTTCGAGAAGGATACGGTTGGCAGAGGACACGATCCCGTCGTAATACAGGATTTCACAGATGTGCCCCATCCATCCCGCATCAAGCGACCATGCATTTGCGAGGGTCAGCCCAGTTGATGTGACGTTTCCAGAGTTCGCGACCGTGACCGATTGCGCCGTTCCATTCGCATAGAAATTGGATTGGTCTCCTATCACCGTGCTAAAGACGCCCACGTTGGAGGATCGAAATGTTGACTGAATGGAATACGTCCAATACACACTGTCGTTGGTTGGAGTCCAGATATAGTGGCGGTTGTTTCCTGCCACCATGTTGTCGCAGATAAACCCGCCCCCCACTGCCACCCAAAATACCGTGAAATTCATATTGATCGAAAACGTGCTGTTTTGGCCGAGACATCCAAACCTCGACGTCGGAGTATAGAACGACGGATACCCTCCATTGAACGTGTTGCTGAGGACATACCCCGACACGTTCGACAGCGACACATTGCTCGGAGACTTATCGCGAACGCCTGTGACGTTGGAGCCCGAGAGCGTATACGCAGTCGGGTCGGCGGCGTCAATCCACAGCCGAAGTCCCGAGATGGAGGACGGAATCGTCCCAGGTCCTCCGAACCGATACGGATGGCCAATCATCGACGAGACAGACCACTTGCGTGCAAGATAGCCTTCGATGGCTTGGCGCTGAGATGTCGTAAGCGCAGAATCAAAGACGAGAACCTCGTGCATCTGTCCGTCGAAGGTATTGAATGCACCCGACCCGAGAGTTCCAATCCTGTTGTTTACCGTGATGACCGTCTGGGCTCCGGGCGTGTCCGAGGTTCCCTGCACTCCGTTGATCCAGAGACTTCGCGTCCCGCCCGATTCATAGAGAAAGCCTCCGAGATTCCGCGTGTTTACCGTCCAGAGGTTGGAGGTCTGAATGTCATTGTTCCCCGACCAGAAGGTCTGGAGGGTTCCTGTTCCTGCATTTCCCGAGCGGATCCCGAAGATGTTCCCACCCCCGAAGACTCCCGCAGTGATGAGCTGAATTTCAAACCCAGTTGACGTCGGTGAAAAGATGAAGAAGATGGAGAAGGACGAGCTTCCTATCGGAAACGTGTTGTCGGGAAGTGTCAAATACTGCGACGACGCTCGCGTGAACACGACGGCATTCGAGGCAGAACTATACGTGAGACCATTCACGGGAGTTCCATGGCGCAGGTTCCCGCTTTTGTCATTCCATTGCGTGACGTTCGATCCAGACCGAAGTATCGTCTGCGCATCCGCAGCATCCAACCACAGTCGAAGTCCCGGAAGGTCGCTCGGACTAAACCGAGGGCTCTGTGTGGATGTCCCCACAATGGACATCTTTGTTTACAGCAGGAGAATCGTGTTGGACGTATCGCGCGAGACCACGAGCGTCTGGGTGTTGCTACTTGCAATCGTCAGCGGACTCGTAAGGTTCAACGTGTTCGTCAGCGTGATGCTCATGGAGGACCCCGTGGCATTCCGCAGCGACCAATACGTGCCTCCATCATACGCATTCGTCGACGACGGAAGCGACACTGCGTTGAATCCACTGTTCGTCAGGTAGAAGGACCGATTGGCGTTGTTCGACCCAAGGGCCAACGACGTTCCCGAGATTTCCGAGACCACAAAGGGGAGCGCCGGAGCCGGCTTTTGGTCTGTGCCACGACGCACCGACAGATAGGGCTGGTAGATGCTGCCACCCTCCGCGAACGTCGTCATAGTCGTCCATGCGGTCGCATCTGTCGAGCGTACAATGGAATACGCACTGCCTCCCGAGTTACATCCGAGTGCATACCATGCGCTCCCCGACCACGCAAGGTCACCCCCATTGCCGACCGAGAAGTAGCCAGATGTGCTATTGCTCGTCCAGCTACTCCCATCGGTGGATGTCCAGAACGGCGTCGTCTGCGTCATCAGCACCCACTGGTCTCCGTTCCATTCCAGCGCCACAGGGGTCGTCGTCACCGCACCGACGTTGGACCACGTGTATCCATCGAAGGACCGTGCCACATTCGTGCTCCCGTTGCTCGAGACACCTGCGGCAATCCAGTAGGATCCGTTCCAGCGCATGCGGGTCGGACCAATGGTTCCCGCATTGGACGCCCAGATGAGACCGCCGGCATACCACGTGCTCGCATCAAACGAATACGCATAGTGCGAGCTTCCTCCAGGACGCACAATCCCCGCCATGAACCTGTCCTGCCCCCAGGTGATGTCGTGGACGGTTGCGGAGACACTGAACACGGTTCCGGTGACCTGGGTGGACCAGTTGGAGCCATCGTTCGTCGTCTGCAGGACACCCGCGCTGTTGTCGTAGACGACTCCAATCTTTCCGTTCCACGCGACCGTTGAGCACCCGTTCGAGAGCGTCCGCCCCGTACTCCGCCAGGTGATGCCATCCGCGGATCGGCGTGAGGCCGAAATCCAGTTGCTTCCCGTCCAGGTCGGCTTGTGGAAGGAGTCGTTTGTAATCGCGCTCATCCACTCCTGCCCATTGTAGCTGAAGTAGCTCTTGCGCTGGGTGCTTCCGATGCGTGAGACGAGAAGGAATGTATCGGAGGTCATCAACGGATCAAGACGCGTCCGAGGCGCGATGGCGGGGACGTTGGAAATGATCCGCGCGCTAATTCCTCCGACGCTCGTTCCGGTGAATGTCGCGACAATCGACCAATTCACTCCTCCGTCAGTAGATTTCGCAATCACACTCGCGGTTCCAGCCGTATTCGTTCCGGTCGCGTACCACGCAGACCCATTCCACGCAACCGACGTCAGATTGGAGAGTACAGACTGATTGCGCTGAGTCCACGTGATTCCGTCAGGAGACGTATAGAAGCTCGTTCCGACAATCGCGAGGAAGTTGTTCCCACCCCATTCCACGTTGTAGCATGTGCCTGCATTCAGGCGCGTTGTCCAGCTGAAGCCATCTGTTGAGGAGGCAATGCTAAAGTCGCCCCCCTTGTTCCCTGCGACGTAGGTGGTGCCATTGTAGGCGAGCCACTGAATCAGCTGGGTTGTGGACCACGGTGACAAGAATCCGGGGTCGTACCAGACCTGTCCATCGTAGGAATAGATGAGCGAGTTCGTCGCATCACCGTTCGCAGCCGAACGATTGTTCCCGGCCATGAACTTCGTTCCGTCCCAGAGAATGTTGCGCGTCGGCGTCACGTTCATGGACCCGCCCGCTGCCATTCGAGCGCCCGACCAGTTGCTCCCGTCGGTGGACCATTGCATTGCACCAAATTGACTGACCCAGCGCACGAACACGCGACCATTTCCCATACCCGGTCCAGTTTGATTCCCAGCATTCTGCTGTGTCCAGTTAATTCCATCAATCGAAACCGCCAACCGATCTCCCCCGTTGAATCCGTTCATTCCAAACCAAAGCCCTGCGCCGACATACCACATCTTGTAGTACGTAAAAGACCCCGCCCCCGCCCCCGGAAGCCATGTCTGCCCGTCATACGAGTAATACATGTTGCTGTTGAGGCTCGCGACCATGAAGTTCTCGGTTGTTCCCGCGAACGTCGGGTCCTTCGTCTGCGTGCCGACGTAATTGCTTCCCGTCCAGAGCACTGTATAGACGGACCCTGGAAGCACCGTGACAGGACTCGTGATGTCCGTGGTTCCCGTGAAGGTAATGGACTGGTTGGACGTGCCCGTGTTCTGGAAGTTCCAGAAGACACCCGCATTGGAGACTCCGAGCGTTGGAACCGTCACATTCGACGTTGTCGTCACACCAATCCGGTAGAGGAAACCACTGTCGTTGGACGAGAGCGTGAACGCCTGTCCCGCCGGCTGGTTGGGAATGCGATACTCCAGAAGGCCCGTCGTCACCGTGTTCGACCCCGTCAGCGTCAGGCTGTTGTACTTGTCCGTCGTCGCAATCCCCAGCGTCTCGTTGGACGCCGCACTTGCGCCCGTCGGAGGGGCGGCAAAGAAGGGATGGTTCGATGGCAGGTCAAGGCCCCACTTCCACGCGAGGTAGCCCTCGACCTTCTTCCGGTCTGTCGGAGAGAGCGCGTTGCTATACATGATGACCTCGCCAACGGATCCACCCCAGAGCTCATTGCCAATCTGATAGTAGGTCGACTGGTCCCAGCGCTGAGACCGCACCCCCGTGAAACAGACATCCACGCCGTTGATGGAGGTCGCATAGACACCCAGTGAGAGGTCTCCTGTGAATCCGCCAATGAAGGGACGCGCAATCGGACCTGCGGAGGTGCCCGTCGCATCGGTGAACGAGGTCGTTGTGATGGTGTTCGGTCCGACGAGGAAGTCCGTTGTCCACGTGGTTCCGGGGTCCCGCAGGAAGCGCGCATAAAAGGTGTTGATTGTCTGGGCAGACTGGAACGGGAGCATGCTGATGTAGGAGCCGGAGTTGCTCACGTTGCTGCTCGTGAACCGCATGACCCAGAACATGGACCGGGTAAATGTCGACGACGAAAAGGTCGGCGTCTGAAGGCGCGTCGTGTTGTTGGTGAAGGGGAACTGGACAATGCGACGACCGTTGATGGGCGACCCAAGGACAATCGTGTTCGACCCATTGAGCGACGCATCGTAGCCATTCCCGGACTTGTCACGCACACGAATCACGTTGCTGGTTCCCGAGAGGTCCACCATCGAGGCATCCGCCATATCAAACCACACCTGACAAGAGGAGAGATCCGTGGGCCGGAACGTCCCGGTTGAGCGCGCAAATTGATTGCCACTGACATTGCTCAGCGCATTCAGTGACATGTCAACGGTCTGGCGTGCCTGGAACGTGGACCATGTGGATCCGCCAATGGAAGACACAGATTGTCCGTTCAGCGTGGTCAGTCCGGCGATGTTCGTCCCCGAAATATCAAGACCCGCCGTGTTGCGAATGTAGGACCAGTTCGTCAGCGCTTGTCCAGACATGTCCACCGTCGAAATCGCAGGATTGAGCGACCACTGGGTCGGAGCTCCTGCTGCGCCGGTGGGACCGGTGACAAACGACGGCGCACCTGTGGGTCCTGTCCAGCCCGTCGGACCGGTGGGTCCCGTGGTTCCCGTACTCCCCTGAAGTCCCGTCGGACCCGTGTTGCCCGTCCAGCCCGTCGGTCCCGTCGGACCGGTGGTCCCGGTCGGTCCGGTGTTCCCAGTAGGTCCCGTGGCCCCTGTCGGACCTGTGTTCCCCGTGGGACCCTGAATTCCACCATACGGAAGCGAGTTCCACGCAAGCGTGCCGTTACCAAGCTTGAACTTGTCCGTGTCGGTTTCAATCCCCATCTCGCCCGACGCGAGAACGGGGTTTGCGCTCGTCCATTGCGCCGCCGTCCCGCGCCGAAATTGGAGCTGGATGTTCGGCATCTTATCTTTCTGCGTGGACTTTTCTCACGTGACTCCACCACAATCAAACGCCGGACCCACTGCATAGCTTGAACTCGGGCCTCCTCCATCGAAGACATACGGTGCAATCGTTCCCGTCGGGCCTGTCGCACCGGTGACGCCCGTCGGGCCGGTTGCGCCGGTCGCGCCGACGCTGCCAGCCGCAGAGA